TGCATCACCAACAAGGTTTGCAGTTTCCATAGCCGCCAATTCAGCAGTTGATGTAATAACCTTGTATAGAGAAGTATAGTTTCTATCAATGTTAGCAACAGTAGTTGTAGCAACTGCTGAACCTGCATCATAGTTTTCCAAAGGCATTACAAGCATTTGGTTCTGTACTTCTGAATGGTGCTTACCCATATCTTCACGCAATTGCGCTCTAATATCTCCAATACCATCATCAATTTGTGCCATTTCCATAGCCAATTCGCTGAAATCAAATTGATGAGCAACGATTTTAGGGCTTGTAAATAGTGTAGTGTAAGTAGGTGCAATTGGGCCAAGACCGTCTTGAACGGTATTTAGACCAGCGTTTTCAGGAACACCACCAATTAGGTCTGCTCTAAGAGTAGTACCACCAAGAGTTGATAGTGAAGTATCTCCTGTAACTCCCACTGTTAGAGAATTACCAGAACCACCCGCAGGTCTTTCTGAAAGAACTCTCCAACCGCTTGAAGTGTAAGGTCGCTTTGAAATAACCGATAGTGCGTTGCATTCTCGGTTTAGCATAGACCAAACCTTTTGACCGTATAGTTGGTTGTAAAGATTACCGTTAATACCGCTTGTTGGGCTAGTCTGTGTTGCCGCATCATGACCAGCATGAATACCGCTTAATCCACCAGCAGCCTTCAATAGTTGGTTACTAAATGCTCCACCTGTTATTCCGTATGTTTGTGCTTCTAAATCTGCAATTGTATTAATATATCCTGCCATGTTAAATCACCTCAAAAGTGTCCTCCGACCATTTTATGAATATCTGACCAATCCATTTCAGCCAATTCATCCATACTTGGGAGTTTTACTTGTGCTTCTTCTTGTGCCTTAATGATAGTATTCTTTTCAGCAGTTAAAGACTTGCGTAATTGTGTAAATTCGTTCTTTAGAGAAGCAATTTCGCTTGCAGCATCATAGTTTGCCTTTGCGATTACGCTTGCTCTTGAAGAAGTTTCAGAAGTAAATCTGTTTTCAAATTGCTTCTGAAGATTGTCGTAAGCCAACTTTTCTAGTTGCTCTTGACGGAAAGCCTCGTAAGCCTTCTCAATGTTAGCAACGCTCAAATCAAGCGTTTCTAGTTCATCGTTGTTGAATGACTTAACAACTGGCAAATCAGAACTTCGTGGCTTGCCGTTATCAATAACGATTCTATCTGCTGGTTCGCCGATTTCGACACCCGCACCATCTAGAGTAGATACATAGGCTTTATTCTCATCATCCATGTATTCTGCCTTTTCGTCTTCTTCGTCAGCCATTTCCATAGCCTTCTCTTCATCCAATGGCATGCCCTTTTCTTCGTCGGCCATGTCCATTTTCTCATCATCATCTTCTTTCCTAAGAGAATTAACTTCATCCATTAATGAATCTAATTCTGCTAGGGCTTTTTCTAGTTTGCTCATATTATTCGCCTCTGTTTTTTTGTCTTGCTTTAGTATATCAAATCGTGCTTCTGGATTTATTCCTTTTTCACATATTGTTACTTCATGTAGTTCAAGTTTACTTATTTCATTATAGTCGCCTAATTCTGGATTACTTTTCTTTACTTTATGTATAGCCTGTCCTCCAATGCTAAATGACCTTAATGAACCTTTTCTAATGCCTCTGTTTATTTCTTTGGCTTTTTCTATATCATCTCTTAACTTAATAACTACAAAGAATCCTACATCATCAACTTCGGTTTTCCATAGTTTACCATTTTTATCTCTATATGATTTTATTACTTCTCCGACTTGAACATTAGAATGATTAGTCATTACATTTCTAAACTTCGGGTTCTCCATATATTTGTGTACTGCATCGTTAAGTGCTTTGAGTGTGATTAAATCGTTTTGTTTATCGACTATTTCTATTGAAGCATATCCACCAATCATTAAGTCATCATTAGATTTTAATATCCTTAAATCTTCAGTGTTGTATCTCTTCATTAGAAGTGACATTTGCCTCAACTCTCCCTTACCCTTTCCACTATATAAAGAACGCCTACTCTTCAGTAGGTATGGTTAATTTATTATTCTTATCTTCATAAATGTTCCATATGCCTTCGTCACTTTCTTCATCAGCAGGTGCTTGTTTATAGCCCGTCCAAGCCAACCACATTTTTTTGCCCTTTACAGGCACTACTCTAAGATGTAGTTTAGTCTCAAACTTGTTACCTTCTAAGAAGTATTCATGATAACCATGTCTTTGAACACCTAATTTAACTTTTCCAGAGTCAATCACCTTTTCTCTTTCAAAACTTCTAGCAACTTCCGCAGGATATTTACCTGCTTTGCCGAATAAATCAAACAATTCCTTTTGATTATCTAAATCAACATTCCAATTAATTGATTCATCACCTAATTTCATTACAATGTTAATGTTGTCATCTTCTCTAGAATATATTTTAAATTGTCCCGATTGATATTTATCGGGAGTCTTGTATGCTTTACTAATAGTATCTTGCTCTAACATAATTTTATCATTTTCAGCAAATAACTTTCCTTCTTCAAAAGAAATGCCATCCCTATTGTCAGACCATTCTTTTATTCTCTTACTGCTAGATTCTAACACATCTTCATAAATAGAACCTTGATTTTTAACTAAGTAGTTATGCACTTCTTTAGGAGTCTTTGCTCCATTCTCTTTTAAGTAATTAAATATAATAACAGTTAGCGTACTCTGTTTAGTTTTCATTATCTCTTCTGCCTTAGACTTCCACATATCTAAATCATTTAGAGCATTTTTAGACATTAAATTATCTTCTTCAAATCCATAAATAGTGAATCCATCTAAATCTGATTTAATAATAACAGTTGCTTCGCCGTGAATATGGTCAGTTATGACCACTCCTTTCTTTAATGCTTCCACATTGTAATTTAAAGACTTCTTAGTGTCTTTAGCCAATAATTCTAAAGTAACCACTTTATCTGGCATAGTTACTTCAGGTATTTCTATTACCTTTGCTGAATACAAAGTAAATCTTTCTCCAGATTTTTTAACTTCATCAACTTTAACTCTAACAATATCTCCTACATCAACAGATATTTTAGTATTGAGTGCCTTACCTACATTCATATACTTTTTACCTTGTAATTCTTTAATATATTTTCCTTCTTCTTCAGTCGGGCCAATATCAATACCAACAGTATAAGAATATAAATTACTTTTAGTCTTCTTTTTGTCTAATACTATTACATCTAGGTCTACAAACTTTTTCCACTTAATCCACTTAGGATTCTTTTTAGTACCAATATAATAAGACGAAGTAGCGTCTTTAATAACTACTCCTTCAGAAGTCGGCATTTCCATAATAACCTTAGCATATTCTTCAATATCCTTTAGGCTATCTGCCTCCCTTGTATCTTTCTTAGAGGGGAAAACTAAATGTTCAGAAGAACGAGAAGAATAATTATTAAATAAAGTCTTCATTCTTTCAGTTAATTCTTCTTCTGCCATATTTTGGTCATTATGTCTAATAATATCAAACACATGGCATTTAAGTTCTGCATCTTTATACTTACCCTTAAACACATGAGCAATAGTATCTGCTCTATGTAAAGGTTCTTCACCATCAAATAGAATTAATTCAGCGTCTAATATGCAATCACCAAAATGCTTTTTCTTCAATTCAGATACTATATTCTTACACTTGTTAGTAATTTCTTTCTCATTATAAGAATATATTTTAATATTATTATCTATTTTATGTAATTGTATTCTCATACCATCATATTTTTCTTGAACAAACCATTGACCACTAAATCCTTTTAGTTCTTTAATATCATCTATTTCAAAGATTCGATACATAGGTTTGTTAGGTACTACGAAATCACTGATGGCTTTTTCGGTTTCAGACTTTTTAGCCTTAGATTTTTCAATGTCTTTTAAGTCATCTAAATCTTCTTCATCTTCCTTAGATAGAATTAATAACTCTAACATGTCCATGCCAGCCTTTACTTTAGATTCGACCTTCTTTGAGTCTTTTCCATCCCCGTAATGCTCAATAATATAGAGGGCGATGTCCTCTGATTCTAGGTCAAGGCCAGAAAGACCCACCGTAATATCGTCAGGTTCCATGCCTTTAACAGCGTAAATGGAAGGATTAAGGATTTTTTTGTCATGCCTTAGTGCATAATGGATAAATTTAACCATGCTTTCGGGATTATTTAATAACTCTTCAAGTACACTATCAGTAAATCTTTTAGCAAAGGGGTCATCAACTAAGTGAGATGAATAGCGAATAAGTTTAACGGCTTCAAATAATTTTTTTGCTTGTTCAGAAGAAGGGTTTTTAATTTCTTTATCATCCATTAAGTCTTCATCAATATGTTCTTTTAATTCTTTACCTGCGGCATCTAATTCATTATAAGATTCTCTAATAGTATCAACAGTATTACGCCAACGGCCCCCGTATTCAGAAGGGTCTGTTTTTGCAGAAAGATAGGCTACTCTTGTTTTTTCAAACAGTCTAAGGATTTCTTCCGAAGGTTGCTTATCTTTCTCTATTGAAGAGAGATTCATTATATTCCCTCATCTATCTAAATCTTTGAGCAGGTTTTAATATTCCACCAACATTAAATTCACGAATTAGTTTTTGAGATTCTTCTTGAAATTCTTTTTGACCAATACTACCGTCTTTAA